CTAGATATCGTGAATGAAAAAATGCACTTTCCCTTCCTGCAATGCAACGGCAGGCATACCACTGTCTTCATGGGGGGCGATATAAATTATGACCCAGGAAGGAAGATGGCGACTGACCTGTTGTACGAAGGCATAATCCAGACGCTCCGCTTCTGCTTTGGAATGACTGGCAATATTTTCATAAATCGGACCCAGGTAACTCGCCTTTAACCCATCATGCCTTATCAAATAACTTTTATCGGTAGCGTTTCTGTTTATGAAATCAGGGGTGCGGACAATCTTTTCAGGATCGTGAAATTTAATGTATAAGATACAGTTGGGGTGATTCTGGCGTGCAGGATCGTAATATTCATCTTTAGGGACTTCACATCCTGCATACTCATCTGCAAATTTGACGACCAGATAACGGGAGTCATTAAGCTGAAACACGTATTTTCCTAACAAGTCATTGTATCCAGCCCCTTTACGCACATCTCCATAAGCTCGTTTAGATTCTTTCAAGGTAGCTAAAATAGCATTTTCAAGCTTATCAGAGAGGACCTGTGAGGCCATCTCTGGTGTGGAAGCTAGTTCAGTAGGGATCCACGCTAAGATCCCGTTGGTTTGCCAGTCTTCTTGCCGCATACCGCCACTTCGGCTTCATATGTTTTAGCCAGGTAAATACCCGCGCCATTAGGTAGAGCAAAGCCCATGGTAATTCTCCGATTTTGGATATAAAAAAACCGGCATAGGCCGGTAGATGTGGGATTGATTGAGGTTTAAATAACGTCAGCGCGATAGCTCATGCTGACTGGTGTTGTGTATGTGGTGTCGTTACTAATGCCGGGAAACTGGCTGGGAACGCTGTTGATATAGCAGGTTACCACCCCGTCTGTCAGCTCAGTATTGAGGTTAAACAATTCTATTAACTCAGCAGCAATGAAATGAGATTTTGATTTACCGCTACCTGCTTTGGCATTGATATTAATCTGATACACGCCCTTGAATACGCGGGACACCTGCGCTAAATCGATAGCATCTGTTGTGGCTGGCATGACATGCGATTGCAAATACATATCACCAGTGTCATCAAAGCTAACGTTTTCGGTAGCCAAGGGAATGCCTTTAATTGCCGCCCATTCGCCAAGCCGTTTCTCCAGCAATACCGTGATTCGCTGAGTGCTCACTTATTCACCTCATTGGCTGCTTCAGTAAAGTATTTAACAGCGTCCTCGGCGGTTATGCGGATCATCCCGTTTGGGGCTTGTGATGAATGACCAAATTCAAGCCGGTAAGCATAAGGAACGTTGTTGGCGAAATAGATCGCCTTAGTGCCGACTTTGAACTGTTCAAGCATGTAATTGCCCGCAGCTATTGTCATGTTGCCACTTTTATCTATGCGCCCTGTTTCGCCGTCCGGCTGAGCATCTAAGCCAACCTGCCAGTTACCTCTAAAGCGTCCACCGGTATAGCCAGCAGGTGCTTTGACATCCATGCTATCAGTCACCCTAGCCCGTTTTTTCAGTCGCCCTGTTTTGGTTAAGTTAGCTGAATCTTTCTTTAGTTCTTCGTTATGCTCGAAAACAGCATCGTTATATGAAACGGCGGTGTTGTTGGTTGCCCATAAGTCAGGGTTAGGGCGATCTGTATTATCAGGAAGCGTTTTGGTGATCAGCTTGCTGCGCGTCGTGCTATCCCCCTTAAAGAGAAAGACGCGCTTATGTACACCATCGCGACGGCATTGCCGCCAAAACTCGTAAGCGTTCCCGGTTACGCCATCCTCGCCGCCGGAGTCCACTCCCATTGCAAGTACAGGCAATGAAACGTTGGGGTTGCTATCCAGCGGCCATTCTTTATCCAGTACATCGGAACGCAACAGGTCCCAATCTTCGAGATAACCGGCGGGATCAATTGGCAGACTTTCGCCATTAGGCCCGACACGCATCGATTGCTTGATGTTGTAACGGTCAACTATACAGAGAAAGAATGCCCGTAGTTGGCGGGGCTTCGTGGGGTGAGCTTCTCCGCCATTTAGCATCAGTGATAGCGCGGCCAGGGGAGCTTTCAACCAGTGTCATACCTGATGACATAAATGTTGTGGTTCGTTTTGAGGCCAGGGTAAACCCGTCGCCCTCCCCGTCAATATCTTCCGGGAAGCGGTCATAATCCGTCAGCGCCACGAACTTATAATCTGATGATGACATTACGTTGATGGATGGCCAGCCTATTTTAAGGAATGACCCATCACGAAATATTTTATCGTGAACGTTATTATCGTTTCGGCGCGGACTAAGCCTTTTTGCTACTGCAGGGCTACTTCGGAAAGTACGATCAAGACGCTTCTTGCTGTGCTCCCTTGCCTTATCTTCTGTCATTTGAACGATGAGCATGTCGGAAGGATCACAAACAATGGTGTAGACAGCCCAGCCATCAATCAAACCAATTGTTTTACCTGTTCGTGCTGGACCGACAAAAATTACTGCGTCATATTCACGCGATGCAAGCATGTCCATGGGTTCAAGAACATAAGGGGCAACGTTCGGGTCCCAGGGAACCGAATTACCCGCCCCCTTTGGTACTCTCATGTATTTATGTACCGCCGCTGAGACTTTAATACGGCGCGGCGGCCGTAGGATTAATGAAATATCTCGTCCTATAGTTTCCGCTGACGCATAAGCCATTAATCCTCCTCGACAATCACCTCCCCTTTATCGCTCATAAGATCAATCGCACAAGCTTGATAAGAGCGTTCAGATAGCGTCGTACGTAAATCATCTATTGCAGCCTGAACAACTGTTACTGCTTGAGGCGATAAAGCGCAGTCGCGCTCCAGAATATCTGGAATTGTCTCCAGAACCTGCACTACCGATTTTGTCATTGCTGAATAAACGGCTACGACCTCATTAACAGGAATTAAACTGCGTTGTTCTTTTTCTAATTTGATGCGCTCGTTTTCCGATTGAAACCAATCCTTACGTTCTTTCGGGATCATGTGCGAGGGATCATGTGAGATATCTTCACCCGCCTCACGGACAACGGCGAATAATGCAGGGGCCACATCTTTAAGGGCATAAGTCGGATTGCCACGGAAGGTGCCTGTGGCCTGAATATTATTCTCCACAAGCCGCTTTCTAATCGTTGCCCTATCCACAGAAAAAGCCTCAGATATCTTGGATATACTCCAATTAAAAGCATCAGCCAGGTCGCCAATATTTCCCATCACCACCTCTCGTCACCAGCTCAACCTCTTATATATCAATTAAAAACAAATAGTTAACCTCATATAACCTGATGAATATGATTTTGAATTTCATCAGGTCAATTTTAATATTTTAATTTAAAATCATATGGATAGGACACCTGCTGATGATGCGATCAAAATCCAAAAACTAGCCGTTTTCCGCGAGTTCGCCGCCCCGTGGTAGGGACCCCCTCCGGGAGTACCTTTACAAATGATATTGATTGTCATTTGCCACCTAAAATAGAAAAGCCACCGGCTTATAAGGCTAGTGGCTTGCTGTTGGTGGTGAGAGACTTACTTCTTCTCTGGCGGGGTATACTCCATCCGGCCCAAAGTTTTAGACACTTCTCGGTAATGCTTAACCCGATCTCGGAAATACTCACGTAAGTGTTCAGGCTGCTGATCTTCCACTTGAGCGGGGATTACTGGCATGTTGTAGCGTTCTTTGAATGCAACGCCTGATGCGGCCTGATCTACAGCCATCTTATCTTTATCTTCCTGCGATAACTCAGCCAAGTTATAGCCCATAAGTCCTCCGGTTAGTTTGGAGGATTATAGCTCGACAGCTAAGTATTTACGCCTTGCATTATCGATGGCACTCAATGAATACCACCTGTAATGATTGAGAGCCGTTGTGGACTCTAGGATTATACTGTCTGTAACTGAGATAGATTACATACCGATACATCAAGACAGATCAGTGCACTGATTAGTAAATACCTCAACATGTAAAAAAACCATAAATTTCAATTCGATAAAAGCAAGCCAATTAGTAAATTATAGTTGGTTTAATTATTGTTTCATCACTTACAGTAAAATAAAGGCCAACTAGACATATAAAGGAACCTTTTCAATTGAAAATTTCTATCATTGCAGCAACCGTTATATTCAGTGTCACTTTAAGTGGATGTGCAGTACAAAATGACAAAACACAGTTTCACGGTATAGGTTTAACATATCAGTCTGATATCAAAAAACTGGATAACGGCGACTTCTTCACAGAAGTTGAAGCTGCCCCTGCAGCAGGTCGAATTAAAGGAGCTATTGGCACAGCCAGCAAAAAAGCGTCAGATTTTTGTAGGGCACAAAATAAAGCCATGAAAGAAGTGAAAACTGATATAGATACTCATTTACTCGTTAATGGTGTTGCTGGTCTGACCTTCCAGTGCGTATAAATATCCGTAAGGATTATTAATTTTCAATTATATCAAGAGAGCCGTTGTGAGAATGGCTCTCAATTTGCAATTATGTTTTCCTCCCAGCATTCTGCCGCCAACTAATAACCTCATCAAGCCGCCCCTTACAGATCCGCAGCTCACGCTTGAGGGCCACCGAAGTGAGCCTTAACTTGATAACTGAATTATTTAGCAAATTTCTCAGCTTCTTCGCGAGTAGTGATAAATCGTGCAATTCGCCAACGGTCTGATTAAAAAGCTCTTCTCCCAGCACCTCCTTCAGACCCAACTTTGCGGCGGCCTTTAAGACGCTCCCGAAAGTTATAACCCTTTCGATGTTAAACGTGCCACATGCTCGACAAATAGTTGAACAGGGTTGGTACTGCTGGTAACCACCCCCGCAGTTTGATTGATAGCATCCAGATGATCCATTGAATAATCAGAGCGGATAACTTTGCCGAGATGCATACTATAGCGCCCAACCAACCCATCATTCTGTAAACGTTCTTTTGTGAACAGAAATGAGAGGGCAACCATTGAAATATGCAGCGGATCAAAATTATTGAGCCCCTGCTCAATCGGGTTGTAATTAATCACCCCACCCCAAGAATAATAATAAACGCCATTCTCATATTCTTTACCTTCTCCTCCCCAATTGCTTGGCAAACCCTGCGGATATTTGGCATTGAATTTAGCGACGCCTTCGCTGGTGAGCGAGTTAAGCGCTGCGACACTGTCTTGTGGCAGGGAGGGACGACCAGTCATAATGGAAAGGAATGAGCCAAAAGCGTTCATCACTGCGTCCGCAATCGCTTCTGGAAGGGAGCCAGGTTTCATCGCCAAGCGGACCAGATCGGCAATTTCCGAGCCAAAGTTTGCCCCATTAACGGAGGTAACAGACGCAACCAGTTCGGGATGAATGGCGGCGACATAGCGACAGGCCAAAGGGCCTTGGCTGTGGCCAATCAGGTTGACCTTCTGGGCTCCAGTTAATTCGGTGACTTGTTTTACAAAACTGAGTAATTGTTCACCACGAGCTTCATTACTGTTTTCTGCCGATATAGAGGCAGTGAATACAGTAGCTCCGGCTTTTTCCAGTGCTTGCTGAATACCGAAAAAATAAGGATAGATTCCAGCAATCTTATCGAAACCACTGAAACCGTGAACGAGAATAATGGGATATTTTAATGAATTAGACATGATGAATACCTTTCATGATTATTTGTCCATGTGGTCTAAATAAATAGTAAATCAAGGTTATTATTCCAATCCGTCCTTACTGTTGTGGGGCGAGTGATACAAAGAATGCCTAATGGTGGCGCTGTTGATCATTAATAAAACATGCGCTTTTCAATGAAGATATCCGCCCATTCCACAAACAAAAAAGCCCTGACTTATGTCGGGGCTTATCATTTTTGAAGCCGGTTACGGTTCCGGCGTCAACACCTACCAATGTGCTGACCGCATACCTCGTTGTTTAAGTGTACTTCTGTGGTAACCGATGTTGATCACTCTAATTTTCCATAGAGCCTCAAAGAACGCCAGATCTACTGTTTGGGGCTTATTCGAATATAAAAATGCGAAAGGCCCCAATATATGGGGCCTAGCGAAAAATCATGAAAAATTAAAGGCCACAAATGTGTTGAAACTCTACTCTATTTTTCAGTTGATTCGCGACATCATCGTTCACTTGTCCACTTAACCTGCAAAGCAATTGATAGTTGCTAGGCGCATCATCGCTGATTGCCTCGATCTTCAATGAAATAGAGCGAGGGTCTGTACTTAGCATTGCTTTAATGTCCTCAGCAAAGTAGCGAGGGCAATAGCCAATAATTTCTGGTGGCTGATTTACCCGTACACATACTGCAAAATCGTCATAATCATTTTGCGAATCTACACATAGCTGTAGTTTTTCTCCAACCGATAATTCTGACATTCTTTTTTTGGCAGATTCACTCATATAGTTAACAGCATGAATAAAAAAAGAATGTTCAAAATAGTTGGAAGTATCGAGTTCAATCTTCTTAAATACTTGCAACTGATCCGTACTTCTCAGACCGCCTGAACGCCCCAAAACCTCAAGCGGAGTAGCTTCTTCATCCTTCAGACCCAACCACTTGATAAAGTGAGGGTATTCTGGACGGCGAGTAGAGAGGATCCGATTTTTAAATAACGGGAATAACTCATCTGAAACATAAGTTCCATACAAGTCATTCATTCCACTGAAAGGCATAAAATTGTTTGAACTTAACGCTCCTTTTGTGTAGTTAAATACATATCCAACGTTACGCTCTTGGAGGTTACCAACAACATGCCAATCATGAGTTACAGGTGCTTGCCATGCCACATAGACAGAATTAAGCATTGTCATTTTCAAGTAACCTTCTTTTGTTCTCTAGTACCATCGCTACCGCAAAATCTCTTGCCACTTCAGTGAGGCCCACATTCTCTACTTGGTGAAAAATTCCGCGAATAGCATCATCATTTAATAAGGACAATTTACTCAACCAGTGTCGCTTAGCTTCGGGTCGCTTATCTACCGCATGATGAAAAGCTTCAACAGTCAACATTGGCTTTCTGTCAGTTCTAAAACGGAATAATTCTGAACGAGCTTTACGGACAAAACATGGAATAGAGCGGTTTGTATCTTTTGTCGTAAGCCTCTCCAAACATTCAGCCTCTAATAGCTCTCTTCCTAAACTTGCTGCATGATCATATGTTGGGCAAAGGAAACATTCTTTAGTTTCATTATTGAGAATAATGGCCCAGTTTTCATGATGTCTATCCTGATTACTAATAAGTGCATCAAGCATTAGATAGCCACAAAATACATCGCCTGCGTTTAGATCATCAAGGAAATAATCACTTGCTGGAGGAAGAATATGTTCTCTATCTAAACACCCCAAAACTCGCTGAACCGTATGCTCTCTAACTCGAACGACTCGTTCACCTTGTAAAAGAGGGCTAGGATATCCTGCATTCTGAGCATGCAATACTTCGTTTCCCATAACCATCCTATGCCCATGAGGAATAATGTTGGGAGTGATAACACCTAACCTTTCGTGTGCGATTGCGAGCTCATAAGGTGCATGTGGTATCTCCAGAAGATCACAAAGTTCCGCTGCACACTTTTCAGACCAATGTTCACCTGTATTATCTCTGGAATATTTAAAAAGCCATAATCCTTCAGATTTACCATCATTTGAAAAGCGGAACCAAAATTTTTCTTTGGTGCCAAGTTGCTCAATATCTTTCGCAAAATCATGAATATGCTTAACTGAATATGCCATAGTATTCTTTAAACCATCCTAGGTTTAAAAGGTACTTTTCATCTTACAACATATCATGGTTGATGAAACGTATATCTCTGACCTGTCATTCCAATATGCTGATAAGAATAGCATGATACTGTACAAATACACAGTAATAAATGTTAATCATTTATCCGTTAGATGGAACGCCTAGTTTTAATACATTTTCTGATACTTCCATTTAATCAAAAAGAAGAAAACCCCGCCGAAGCGAGGTTTATTTGATTGCATAAGCGCTACTGCACAACCAACTTTTATCACACTAGAACACTTTATGCGTAGCGCACTAATCCTTTTTTATCATTTTCATGAATATGTTGGATTTGGGTATAAGGGTCCATCTCAAGAACAACGCCAGTCATTGCTAAACAACCGTCTACAAAACCCTCCGCTACCTGCATCTGCTGGCGAACTCGCCCCTCAGATACTTTGTATCGCTTCGCTATCTGGCGCTTTGAAACGCCACAGATGTAATGCAGGCATATCAGCGAGTATTCATGCGTCAGTCGCTGGGCCTTTAACTGACCTACAGAGGCATCAACAATCAGACCATCATCATCACAGCAAGATTCTTTACGACTCGCGGTAACTGGCAATAACCCCTTAAATCCCGCCGCTATAGATGAATAATCAGTACCGGAATTATCACGCGCCCAAACGCCCCAGCGGGCCAAAACTAAAGAAATGTCTCTCATGCTAAAGCCCCTATACCGATGGAACGATCCATAAAACGAAATAGCAGAACTATCTGGCTACCGTATTTCTCTTCCCACGCCCGCTGGTTGTCATGTAAATCATCGTGACACTTACGGCATAATGGTAGGGTGAGTTTCAAACCATTACCCCGCTTTCCGGTACCGGAATATTTTGTTGCTGACTTTGTGGTGCAGGCAGAATAGTGGCGGGGGTTAATTCCAGACTATTGATGCACTCATTACCCCAACTATCCCAGCCATCGGCCTGTGTTCTGGCAAACAACTCAATGCGCGGAACATCACCCAGCAACTGAACCAGCAGATCGCGGAAGACATCAGGTTTGGCACTGTGCTCACCGCGCGGGGCTGTCTGGTGCTGACAGATACCTGCATTCAGGCGTTCAGGTAACCGCCCCTTTACCGCGAATAACATGTCTTCACTGTTGGCGCGGGTCATATGGCCCATGCCGATCGCACTGTTGCCTTTCACGCGGTTGGTTTTGTGCCAGGTGAAGCCCTTCATGGTCATTAACCGAAAGCCCCAAGCCTCAACAACTTTCAATGCTTCAAGTGGCTGAGTTGGCACCCACCACATAGCTAATAAACAGCTTTCACTCGCTAACTCCCACACAGGCAAACGGCAAATATCAGCAAGGTCCATCGTCTTATATTTGAAATCAACGCCACGTTGCCCGCTCTTGGCTTTATCACGGTAAGGCCACGGTGGATCTGCATAAATGATTTGATAGGTCATGCTGCTTTCTCCCCGCTCACGCGCTGGCTGCATTCTTTCCAGATGGCATTCCATTTAATTACGCCGGAATCACCTTTAGCCCCACGAACACCCGCACTACTGGCTTTTTTGATAACCATGGTTTCGAGGGCGCTAGGGTTGCGAACAGGTAGCCCTCTGCCAGTAAAGCGCTTATAGGCTTTATCCCGCTCTGTGTGATCTGTAGCCTGGTCCTGTTGCGATGCGGTCTTCCGTCCCTCACTGTGCCAAACACCGGCAGCCAGTAAATTTCCATCGAATTTAGTCGGGCGGAACATGGTTTCTGGGTTCAAATACTTAGACCAGTCAGTACCAAGCCAGCGGTTTACCAGATAATCAACAACCAGTATCAGCGAATCTTTGTCATGGCCATCGGTCAGACGAGCGCGAATATTCTGGAGATTGGTTTTTATGGTGGTGTATTTAGCCCCAGTGAGCTGATTCAGGTGTTTGAGTACCTCGATGGCTTCATCGGTGAATTTAATTTCTTTAGAAATATTCTCATCTCGGGCTTCCGCCACCGGCGGTTGCCCAAAAGTGTTTTTACTTGATGGATCTGGTGTTGATTTTACTGACGGATCGCCCCCAGATTCTGGCGGGTCAAAAGTGCCATTATTGCCAGATTCTGACCCGTCGAATTTTGAGCCATCAGATTTTGACCCGTCAGCTTTTGAGGTGTCGGATTCTGACACATGAGCAGCAGCCTTAAGTTTGGCAACATTCAACTGATAAACATTACTGGCGTTGCGATTGCCGGCGCGGCGGGCTTTCTTGCTTAACCAGCCATCCGTTTCCAGATCAGCCAAGGCAGTACGAACAGTGCTCTCACCGGCCCCAATCTGGCGGGCAATCGTCATCACTGACGGCCAGCACACACCCTCATCATTGGAGAAATCAGCAAGACGGGCCATAATCGCCACCTTTGATATCTTCATACCAGCAGCCGCACAGCCGTCCCATACATAACTGGATAGCTTTACGCTCATACATCCACCTTGGAAAACTCAGCCCTGAACCGTCTTATAGGCTTTGATAACTCGCCATGCTCATAACCATCACGCAGGTAAATAACCTCGCCTGTGGTGCTGTCATAGCGAATGACGTGAATACGGACGCCGCGTTTATCGTTGTAATAACGATCAAGTAATTGAATTGGGTTTGTTGTAGTTGAGCCAGGGTTAGTCATACGCCGCCCCACTTACGGCGAACCGCACCCACAATTCCATTAGCTCTGCTGTGGTTGCACGGTACCCACCGGCCCTTTATCATTCGTTCATACCGGAACGGACTGACACAAACGCAACGCAGTTGCGGAATAGGACGTTTAGCCGCTACAATGTTCATGCGTTAATTACTCCACACGTTTAGTTAATGCACCCGACGCCTCTGTGCCGCACACGGAGGCGTCACCCCATAACATCACCGATATCGCAATAATCTCCGCAATAATTGACTGCGTTTTATACCCCTTAGCTTTCAGCCTCTTCGTCTCATCACGATCTAAAATGCCATCAGCCGTAAACTCATTGTGAGCACGACCAAAATCCCCCAAAGCCACCAGCAGATCGTTAAATTTGATAAGCAGCTCATCGTTGCCTGTATCATCAACCTGCGGCAATTTCACGAACACACCACCAGCACGTTTGCACATAGCTTCAGTAATGTCGGAACGGCCAGAGATTGATTCCATCTCTATGGCCATACCCAACGGCACTACCTGCCCCGCCAACTGACGAACGCGGTTACGTAGTGCATTTTCGGTCCCGGACAAAGGACATAACTGTTTTGCCATCGCGTCATATTTGCCAGGCGTTTGAGTGATCAACTGGTGTATTGCGTCGCTGATGTCTGGCTGAGTTGGAAAGTCTTTGTTATCCCCTCCCCTCTTAAACGTCTGCTGCCCGATTACAAAGTTATTGAGCATAGGATTGATACGGCGATTCGTGAAAAATTTGGGCTTCCCGCCGAAAAGTCCTCGGTCGTTCATTACTGCGATCTGATTATGCTGGCCACCGAACGCCAAGAGCTGGACATCGATGACGGTAAGGAATGGCCGATGCTTGAGGGTATCCCCCTGGCTGACATTGCAATAGTACCAATGACGCCAAGCCAGATCCGTGTCGTATTCGCGGCACGACTCAATGAGCTGACTGCGGCCAGTCAATCATGATGTACGGCCTGTTTTTACTCGTCTGCTACACATTCCAGCCGTGCCAGTACGAGCCGCAAGGCTACGTATACCCAGATGATAAGAACTGTATAGCCGACATTCAGCAGCAAGGTCTACCACCAGAATATGAATGCCTGCCAGTTGATGGCGTTCTCTATGCGAGGAAGCAGTAATGAAACCAGATAACGATATCTGCAAATGTGCGTGCGGCTATACATGGAAACGCGGCTTTAGTGGCCATCATTATTGTGGACCACAGTACCGGGCAACCATTGCCAGCCTTGAAGCTGAACGCGATACAGCACTGAATACCTGCACTCTCATTGTCGAGGCTTTGGGTATTACCGGCGCGGTGGCAGGTGACACCATTGCCAAAGTGCATCAGTTGGTTGGCGAGAATGCGGTGCTTACTGATAAAGCCGCCAGTGAGTTATCTAACGCTTGGTTGCTGCATCGCACCGTGATGGGTACACAAGCGGCTCTCTTCTGCATTACTCAAGGTAATTTAAGTCAAGCAAGGGAATGGCTTGAGGGTACTACTGACGAGGCTCAGTTGGAAATTCCAGACGGAATGGAGGTGAATGGATTACAAGGCTGGTTTGATGAAAACATGGCTGGTCATATAACACACGCCAAAGCAGTAGAAATAATCAAATCGGAAACCCCAGCCACCACTCAGGCGATTAGCGAGATAAAGACGCAAAGCAGAATTGAGTCCACTTACTTTACAGCTAATCGTCTATTGGCTGCGTTTGAGCATGGCTTCATTGATAAACCAGAGAAAGAAGTAGCAGACATTGCCCTTATGATTCTGGAATCGGCTAAATACATGCCAAGTGCTCAACCAGAAGAGTTTACCAAGACCTACAGCGATCAAGTTCTCGCTCGTATCGCCGCCAGCCTGAGGGATAAGCATGAAATCAAATCGTGAAGCACGGCGACTACTTGGCATATTCACTAACGACTCTCGGCGCATATCAAATCGAGGCTGGATGGTGTTCAGTGCTAATTATCCTCACTGCTGGGTGCATCGTAAGCCATCAGCCAGCCAAAACCGAGCCAGAAACCGGCAAAAACGACGCAGTGCCAGTCTGCGGGGAGGTGAGTGATGGATATCAATCTAGAAGATGCTCTCGACTTTGATTTGTTCGAAGGGGATATAGGTGACGGTACTGAGCGCTGTCTTAACGACAAAATAGTTAAATGCCGCAAGCCCCATGTTTGCTACGTTTGCGGAAGCAAGATTGAACCAGGACAAATAGCCAGATCGTCAACGTGGGTGTTTGATGGTGAATTGCACTCTTACTACAACTGTGAAACTTGCGTTCACGCAATGGTGAAAAGCGTTAATTCCGATTACGACGATGAAGATCCTATCCATGCTCGTTATGAAGTTGGTGAAGTGTCCAGAGCAAAACGGGAGGCGCAATGAATAACCTTGAATTGAGTAATCCGGTAGCGTGGACTGACGCTGATGAGCTGGCTGATATGGATTGCAATACCTATGGGAATATCTTCAACGCTAAGTATATCGATATACATAATGGGCGATGGTTGCCGCTCTACTCGCAAGGGTACATTGATTTCCTGATGGCCCAACTTGAAGCTGAACACCAGCGGGCTGATACATTACTGACGGAACGCGATGAATTCCGGCACCGCCTTAAACTTGAAAGGTCGATACTAGAAGATGCCGACAAGCAACTCGCAGTATTGAAGGCCGGTGACGTCAATAATAAGGTCGATATCACATGCTATTCATGTCGGCGCTTCATTACCTTCCAGCAGCACGCTGAGGCTGATGGGTTCTGCCCTTACTGCGGCGTAGAAATTGAACTGACGCCCTCGACACTCGCGGTTCCTAATGTAAAAACTATTGAAGATAATCTGATCGAGCAAGTTGGATTGATGTGCGACCAGGCTACAAATATTGAAGAAAAAAACGTATATGGACATGCTTATTGTGTTCTGAAATACGGAATACTCCCTTATCTGCGTAAGCAGAAAGAACCACCAGCAGCAAAATGATTTTAGTCACGGCCTGTGTGCGGCGGGCCTTTAAATAAACAGTGTGGAGTAAACCCCATGAGCGAAGATAGCGGAAAATTACTGACTCGCGCTGAATTGGAAGAGATCACTGGTTTTGTTCAACCCAAGAAGCAGTGTGAATGCTTACGAGAAAATGGCATTTTTTTTATCGAACGCAAAGACGGTAGGCCCAGTACAACATGGGCGCATGTTGAGCACCCTCTTTCTTCCCGCAATATCATTCAGAGCGTGCCTGAAGACCAACCTAACTATGGGGCAATTTAATGTCACGTCCACGCAAGAACCCAACAGATAACTGGATGCCACCACGGGTTCGTAAAGGCAAGTCTGCATATGAATTCAGGGCAATAGATGGGAGAACAATTCGACTATGTAGCTTTGAATGCAGCCAGGCTGATGTATGGGTTGCCTTTGAAAAATTAATGATTAGCCAAAAAGAGGATTCGACATTTACTGGTTTGATTAATGAATTTCTATTGTCAGGTGATTTCTGTGAACTGGCCACAGAGACACAAAAAGATTATCGAAAATACTCATCAAAAATAATAGCCGTGTTTGGAAAAATGTCTCCAGACAACATAAAACCAGAGCATATTCGAAAGTATATGGATAAACGCGGGGCAAAAAGCAGGGTTCAGGCAAACAGGGAGAAGTCCTTCATGTCGAGGGTGTTTCGCTGGGGATATGAGCGTGGAAAAGTGAAGTTAAATCCTTGCCAAGGGGTTAAGCAATTTAAAGAAAAAGCCAGAACTCGCTATATAACAGATGAAGAATACGCTGCACTTTATGATGTTGCTCCATCGGTCGTAAAAGTAGCTATGGAGTTAGCTTATTTATGCTGTACCAGGCAAGCGGATATTTTAGATATGAAAAAAGGGCAGTTGCTGGAGAATGGTATACTTATACAACAGAGCAAAACTGGCGTTGCCCAAATTAAAGCTTGGACACCTAGGCTGCATGAGTCTATACGGCAGGCTGGCACCCTTCCTCTAAACCATGGTGTTATGAGCATCTATTTGTTACACCAACAATCAGGATCACGCTTCACCCGCGATAGTTTTAATGCCCACTGGATGAAAGCAAAAAAAGCGGCGGCTGTGAAATACCCAGAACTGGAGTTTAATTTCACTTTCCACGATCTGAAAGCAAAAGGTATCTCAGATCTAACTGGTTCGCTATATGACAAGCAGGCAATCTCAGGGCACAAAAACGCATCACAGACCGCAAGATATGATAGAAAAATTAATATTGTTCCAGTTGTGGGCGGGCAAGATGTGGCGAAGTGA